CAACGCCAACGAGATCCGCGACTACGACGGGCTTGACCCACGAGAGGGTGGAGAGGACTACTTGACGCCGTTGAACATGCAGGCCGGGAAGCCGCCTGCTTGACGGCAGCGGGCCGCTATTCGCGGAATTCGACGTGCGCTATCTGACGGCCGGATCGATGGTGGATAGGGCGCAGTGGGCGAGGACGATGGCCGAAATGGGCATTTACACCAGAAACGAGATCCGCGACGAAGAGGGCAAAGACCCGCTTCCCGGCATGGACGAGCCGCTGACACCGCTCAATATGACACAAGGCAAAGCAGTTTGACGCGCAACAGCCGCCAGCGTTACGTTGATCTGAGGAAACCATGAAAAAACAAATCGAATGCCGCTCCATAGGCGGTAGGGAAACCCGCGCCTACGCGTTGCAGATCAAGGCAACTGGCGAGGACGGCAGTATTGAGGGCTACGGGGCCGTGTTCAATGTCGTTGATAACTACGACGACGCGATTGCGCCAGGTGCCTTTGCCGCCTCCCTGGCTGCGCACAAATCGGCAGGCACCATGCCAGCTATGCTCTGGCAGCACGACGCAGACGATCCGATAGGCATCTGGGCCGAAATGAAAGAGGATGCCAAGGGCTTGATGATTCGCGGGAAGCTCTGCCTCGATACCGCCTGCGGCAAAGAGGCATACGCCCTGCTGAAGATGGGCGCGATCACTGGCCTGTCAATCGGTTTCATCTCGAAGCAGTGGGCCTATAACCAAGATTCGGAAATACGGACGCTGACTGAGATTGACTTGTGGGAAGTCTCGCTTGTCACATTTCCGGCCAACGAGAAGGCCCGCATTACCACTGTAAAGAGCGCCGACGAAATGGCGGCGCCGAAAGATGCTGAACGAATCCTGCGTGATGCCGGATTCAGCAAGTCGGACGCGACGGCTTTTGTGTCCCGCGTCTTGAGAATGGGCGAGTAACGGAGTGAGTCCGCGAAATCAGCCGCTGAAGTTAAGTCAGCCCTAGATCGGCTGTACGCAATCATTTCCTGAAAGGAATCACCATGTCCCAAGAAATCAAAGACGCCATCGATAAGATTGGCACCACGTTTGAAGAATACAAGAAGGCCAACGACCAACGGATCGAAGCGCTCAAGTCGGGTAATTCGACCGCCGACATGGACGCCAAACTTGCCAAGATGGACAAGGCAATCGACCAGCTTTCAGAAGTCAAAGCCAAGCTCGAAAAGATGGAAACCAAGCTGGCGCGCCCTGGCGCATTCGGAGGCGACAAGCAAGACCGCGAGTCGGACGAGGCTATTGCTTACAAAAATGCTCTGTTCAACTGGATTCGCAATCCGCAAGACCAAGAGATCATGCAGAAGGCGGCGCAAGCTCAAAAGGCGCTTGAAGCCAAGTCGACGGCGACGGTTACTTCGTCCGGCTCCGCTGGTGGTTTTGCTCTGCCGGAACTGATCGAGCGCGCAATTGCACGTATCGGCGTCGATATTTCCCCAATTCGCCAACTTGCCACGGTTCGCACGGTTGGAGGCCCGGATTACAAGGAACTGTTTGATGTGAATGGAGGCGGTTTTGAGTGGCTTGGCGAATCCGACACCCGCGCACAGACAAACACGCCTGATCTCGCAGAAGTCGCTCCGACCTTCGGTATGGCATCGGCAAAGCCGCAAGCATCGGAAGAGTCGCTTGATGACCTGTTCTTCAACGTCGAAGACTGGTTGATCAGCTCGGCGGCTGAGACGATCTACGCGGGCGAAGGCGCGGCGTTTGTATCCGGTAACGGCACCAAGAAGCCTACCGGATTCCTCGCAGGCCCGGCTCCGGTTACGACTGTCGACGCTTCCCGCGCATTTGGAACGCTGCAATACATCGCTTCTGGCCAAGCGGCTGCTCTGCCGACCTCGCCGGATGTGTTCTATGACCTCGTTTATGCACTGCGCGCACGTTATCGCGCAAATGCCAAGTTTGTTACGTCAAAACTGGTTCTCGCTGCTCTCCGGAAGTACAAGGAAGCCACGACCAATGCGTACATGTGGCAGCCGGGTCTTTCCGCCGGTCAGCCTGACATGTTCATGGGCTACGGCGTTGTCGAGGCCGAAGACATGCCGGCTGTTGGCGCTGGCGCGTTCTCGCTGGCCTTTGGCGATTTCCGCGAGGGTTACCTGATCGTTGATCGCGTCGGCATGCGGATTACCCGCGACGAAATCACCACGCCGGGTTACGTGAAATTTTATGTGCGCAAGCGCGTCGGCGGGAAGATCCGCAACAGCCAGGCAATCAAGTTGCTGAAGATCGCAGCGTCTTAACAGGCGACGAAACAAGAGCCGGCCTTCGGGCTGGCCCTTCCTTTTTGGAGCAAACAAATAATGCTTGTCCCGCCCGCCTCTACTCCAGCCGCTGTCACGCTGGCCGACGCCAAGCTGCATTTGCGCGTCGATGCTTCGGACGAGGACGCGCTGATTGCCGCCCTGATCGTCGCGGCGACGCAAGCCGCCGAGCAAGAAATCGGGCGGGCGCTGATTACTCAGACATGGACACTCAAGCTCGACGCGTTTCCGGCATCCGCCGAATACATCGACCTGTTCATGCCGCCGATTCAAAGCATTACATCGATCACCTATGTTGATTCGGATGGTGCGACACAGACGCTTGCCACCCCCGAATACACACTGATTGCCGACACCATCCGCCCCCAAGTGGCCCCAGTAACTTCCTGGCCGGCCACCAAGACGCAACCGAGCGCCGTAGTGATTACCTACGTGGCCGGATACGGTGCGGCACCATCCACTGTGCCGGAGTCAATCCGGCAGTGGGCGCTTATGCATGTCGGTGCCATGTACGCAAACCGCGAGAGCGTGGCCGAAGTGAGCAATATCGCCGTCATGCCGTTTTTGAGCGGCCTGCTGGATCGCTATCGGACGTATCGATGAAATCCGCCGACCTTCGCCATCGCATCAATATTGAGCAGCGCAGTGTGGAGCAAGATGGCCTTGGACAGCCGGTGGAGGCCTGGACACTGATCGCCGCCGTGTGGGCTGACGTGCGCCACACCGGAGGGCTGGAAGCGATCAAGGCAGGCGGCGACGTGTCGATTGTGCGGGCCAGCATCCGAATTCGCTACATGACCGGCCTAGACGCCGGGATGCGCGTCGTGCATGGGTCAGTCGTGCATCAGATCAAGGCCGTGCTGCCCGATCTGCTGCGCAAGCAATACGTTGATCTGGTATGTGAGGTCGTCAAGTGATCCGTATCGACACCGCGCAGTTCAAGCAGTCACTGTCGGCCAAGGCCAAGCAGATGCATGCCGCCGCCCGGCCTGCCGCCCAAGCCGGGGCACAAATAATCTATGCCGCCGCAAAAGCCAATGTTCCAGTTTCAAAAGGCGCGCACTGGTTCAATGGCACGCACAGCAAATATCAATTTAACGCTGGCACGCTGCGCGATTCGATTTATCAGGTGTATTCGAAAGACAAAAGTCGGGAAGGATTGGCAACCTATCACGTCGCCTGGAATCACAAAAAATGCCCATATGGATTCATGGTCGAATTCGGCACCAGCCGCGCGCCTGCACACCCATTTCTCGGCCCGGCCATTAGCGAGGGCCGTGCTGCCGCCGTGCAGGCCATGCAAGCGCGATTCCTGGCGGAGATGAGCAAATGACGCTTGAATCATCACTGGTCACCGCGCTTAAAACGGTTTGCCCGCGTGTCTATCCCGACCTCGCGCCGATCAATACGGCAACGCCCTATGTGACGTGGCAGGGCATTGGCGGCGCGTCGATCCGATTTATTGACAACGCGGCAGGCGACAAGCGCAACGTCCTGGTGCAGGTCAATGTGTGGAGCACGACACGCGCCGAAGCGCTAAGCCTCGCTCGCGCCATCGAAGACGCCCTATGCGCTGCCGCTGATATGCAAGCCGATCCAATGGGCGAGCCGATTTCGATTTATGAGGACGAGACGCAGCTTTACGGCTGCCACCAGCGAATTTCAATCTGGGCAACCAGATAACAACAAGCCGCCGAAAGGCGGTTTTTTAACGCCCTTTTGGGCAAAACCAACCCGCTTCGGCGGGTTTTTTCATTTCTGAAAGGCCCAAATATCATGGCACAAGTACCGACCGGCAGTACCTTTTACATCGCATCGGCCATCGCCAATGCAAAAACCACGACCATCGTGACAAATGCAGCCGAAGCCGTTGTCACCAGCGCGGCACACGGCTATTCCAATGGCGATATTGTCTTGATGCTTTCCGGCTGGGGGCGGCTGAACAAACGCGCCTTCCGAATCAAGAGCGTGGCGACAGATACCTTTGTCCTGGAAGGCTGCGACACCACCAGCACCACCTTTTTCCCGGCAGGCACCGGCGTCGGCAGCGTCCAAAAGGTGACGACCTTCACACAGATCACCACGATCATGAATCCATCAAGCTCTGGCGGCGATCCGAAAACGGTGAATTACAAGTTCATCGAGTCCGACGTGGAATATCAGATTAATGACGGATTCGCGGCGACCAGCTACTCGGTCGACCTCGATGCCGACAGTATCGGAACCGCTGGGTACACCGCGCTCAAATCGCTGACGGACGTGCAGACGGACACGATTTTGAAGATTGTTACCCGCTCCGGGTCTGTCCTGCTGGTGCCTTGCACCGTCGCTCTGAACGAAGCCGTGTCGATGCAGGACGGCCAAATCAACAAAGTCAAGGCCGCCTTCTCGGGCAACAACCGCGCCGTCCGCTACGCCTCTTAACGTTCTCTCCTCGCCCGCTTTGGCGGGCTTTATGCCCTCCCGAACGTATGCGGGAAGGGTCTTTTTCTTGAAAGCAAAAATCATGGCACACAAAATCAAACTTGGCGCACGCCCAAAAACATTCACACTCACGATCACCGTTCCGCTTCTTGAAGGCGGCGACGGCAGTGTCGAGGTCACCTATAAGTACATGACGCGCTCGGAATTCGGCAGTTTTATCGATGGCATTTTTGCTGAGGCCAACGAAGCTCCGGCCTCCGACGGTCAATTCAAGATGGCCGACCTAATGGCCAAGACTCGCGACAAAAACGCCGCCTATTTGCTGGACGTGCTGGACGGCTGGAACCTCGATGTGCCGCTCAACCGCGAAACCGCCGAGCAGATTTGCGACGAACTCCCGGCTGCCGCCAGCGAAATCATGGAGCAATACCGGAAAGCGATTGTCGAGGGCCGCCTGGGAAACTGACAACGGCGGCGCGGGTTCGCTACACAAAAATACCAACCGACACAGAGCTTGCCGGTAGTGGATTTACCCGCGCCGATTACGAAGAAGAGGCCGAAATCTGGCCGGAAAACTGGCTGGAATGGCTGATCTTCTCGCAGGTGTCGACGCAGTGGTGCCACGGATTTAACGGCCCGACCGGACTGAACTACCCGGCGCTATTTGCGCTGCTGGATCGTCATGAATTGACCGGTGACGCGTGGTGGCGGGTGTTCAACGACATTCGAGAAATGGAAGCCGAAGCGCTTGTTGCAATGCACAAAGAAACTTAACGATCAAGGATTGCCATGTCTGATCTAAAAATCCAAGGCGAGGTCTCGCTCGATACGACAAATGTGGATGCCGCATTTGCCCGTGTCGAGCAAGGTGCCGGGAAGATGGCGCAATCCGTCCAACACTCCGGCCAGCAAGCGGGAAAGGGGATCGAAGGCATCGGCGCGGGCGGCGACAAGGCGGCGCAGAGCGTCGAAAAAGCGGAAAAGAGCATCATTGCCTCAATCCAGCGGGCGACGGCGATGGCCCAGGCTGGCGAGCGCGGCACCGTCAAATACTACGAAGCCATTGCCAATGCCAAGGGCGTAACGGGTGATGCGCTAAAGCCGTATCTGGCGCAACTCGACGCGGCAATTGCCAAGCAGAAAGCGGCGGCGGGATCGCTTGGCGCGATGGGTTCCGCTGGCAATCTGATGGCAAATAAGCTAGGGGGCATCCCAGGGCAACTATCTGGAATTGTCGGATCGCTCAGCGGCATGTTTGTTGGGCTGGCCGGGGCGATGTCGTTGGTGTCGTTTGGGAATATGGTCAATGACGCCATCAAATCAGCCGCCGCCCTAAAGCAGTTGTCAGAGCAGACTGGGGCGACGGTAGAGGGTCTGTCGGCGCTAAAGTCGGTAGCAAAGCTCTCTGGAACCGGCATCGATCAGGTAGCGACGGGGCTGACCAAGCTATCTAAAAACATGATGACGATGAGCGACGAGGGAAAAGAAGCCTCTCGCGCTATCGCAGCCATTGGCCTGGACGCTGAAAAGCTGCGTCGAATGAAGCTAGACGAAGCGATGCTGGCCATTGCCAATGCAATGGCCGGATACAGCGACGGGGCCGAAAAAACCGCCATCACTCTCGCCCTTTTTGGCAAAGAGGGCGCAAAGCTCAAGC